CGGCGGCGGCCTTCACGCGAACACCCTGTACGGGATGGTCGGCTCGGGCGTGAACGTCGGCAGCTCATCTACCTGCTCGGGCGTGAGCTCGAACGTGACCCGGATGTTGGCGTGGAACCTGGTGTCGCTCGGCCGGATCACCTCGCCCTCGGGGTCGAGCTGCGCCGGGATCGGCCCGATGCGGTCCACATAGCAGCCCGCGACTGGCATGAGGACCAGTTCGCCGCCGCCCTGATCGACCTCGACCAGCAGTCCTGCGGCTTCCAGCGCATCGTCCATCTGCGCCTCGGTGTCGGTGCGGAGCATGTAGTCGGTCATGTGGTGAGGCTTTGAAGTTGGGCGTTAGTGAGGCGGGTCGGCCAATATTTGAACACGCGAATACAGCCGCCCATGTAAGCGGCAGAATTGATAATGCTTCCGCCGATGGTCAACTTTGTGAGGCCGCTCGGCAACGCTCCGGACGTATCTGTCGCGACTGCACCGCCCGCCACGGACACCGCGTAGTCGTTCAACGCATATGCCGCAGCAATCTTTTGCGCCGTAAATGGTGACGACGTACCAATCTGCGCGACAAATGATCCGCTGCTGTAGACGTTGAGCGCAGAACTTGAACCCTCGAAAATCTGATTGTTTCCGCCGCTTGCTGGAAGGAACGTGTAGTTGCGCTGGCTTCCGGTGTTCAAGCGCGTACCGACGTCGGTGTAAATCGTTCCCGCGCTTGCATTGAATGCCATCGTGGTGAGGTCGAGGAGTTCGCAGTTGTCCGCATTCCTCGTCGCCTGACTCGCGCCCGTGGGGATGTAGGAGGAGGCACCGGGGCCCGCTTCCAGTTGTGCGCCCCAAGCCTGAATCGCGCTTGTCCCATTGCCAGACCACGATGACACCACATCGGTTGTCGCATTCTGCGGGACGCCGATCCAGAATGCAGCACCTCCGGTCAGGGTGGATGTCCATGTCATCGTGACGCGATACCAGCCCTGCGTTCCCACCGGATCAATCGTCGCCGTATTCGTCGCACCGAACTGCGATCCGAGGCTTCCTGCCCCGGTAAGGGTAAAGTTCCGGCGCGCCTGTCCTCCAGCGACCACCAACGATGCGACCGTGTACCCATCAGCCTTCACGAACGCGGATGCCGTATAGGTCGTTCCGTTGACGATGCTTGGAGCATTGTTTTCAATGGTATGGCGGCCGGATGTCGTGTCGGGAATGATCTTGACCGCAGATGCCGTGTTGTCGGGTGCCGTGAATCCTGTCCAATTGGTCGTGACTAGGTTGGTGCGCCCGGACCAATGTCCCGCTCCGTTCTGCGTCAAATCACCGGAGTAGGTGACGATATTGGCAACCTGCGCCTCAATCAACAGCCCTTGCGGTGCCCCCGTGGTCGGGTGGTAATCGAAGCGGGCGACGTTGTTGCTCATCGTCTCGACGAAGCCGCTGGCGTTGATCCGCGTGCCGGTGCTGCCCCGCGTGAACGTAAGGCGCGAGTCGAGGACGCCCGTGGTGAAGTCAAGCGTGAGCGTGGAGCCGTCGCCGACCATGGCCTTTCGGAACATTGATGGGATCATGGGATTTCCACTCCTGCGGTCCGGAAGGTGAAGTCGGTAACGTGAAGGTTCTCGCTGCTCGCGTTGTCATCGAGGTACACGGTGAACGTTCCCCAGGCGTTGTTCGGCCAGGTGGCCGTGGTGGCGTTGGGCGTCGTGATCGTTCCATGGCCGTTCGCTGCGTTCACGAATGTGCCGTTGATCGTGCCCGTCGCCGTGCCGATCGTCCACTTGCCCTTCAGCGTGTAGCCGGTGCAGTTGAACGTCCCGCCCGTGTCGAGGTTGCGGACGTACACCGTCAGGAAGTGCAGCTCGCCCGGCCATATGACCAGGTTGACGATGGGAGTTTGGATCGTGACGTTCGGCATCAGGTGCACCTCACGGGGTTGGGGCGATCGAAGAAGGCGTAGGCGTTGCCGCCGAGGTCGTATACGACAGACACCATGGCGACCGCCGTCAGGCTCGACGTCGTCCAGGCGGACCCGGTCCACACGCTGCCGACGGGCCCGACGGTGCTCGCCGGGGTCGTGATGTCCATGCCGTCCACGATGGTCGCCGTGTTGAACTCCTCGCGCAGATTCCGGCACGTCGTGTAGTTGAAACGCGGGTCGGTCACGGTGGAGATGCCAGCGCCCGCAATCGACGCGGGCACCCACAGGGACACGGTGTAGGTCCACCGGTTGGTGGCGAGCGCAGCCGCGGCCGTGATGCTGCACAGGCCCTGCGCGACGATGTTCCCCTGGACGAGCTGCGATTGCGCCCAGCGGATGCCCTCGGTACTCTCGGCGACCAGCTCCGAGGAGTCGGTCCACCGGTTGCACACGAACTTGTTCGCCGAGCCGAACAATCCGCGCTCGAACTTGGGGCGCATGTACGTCATGGGTACGTCGGCCCTGCCTTCTCGAACTGGTCGTAGATCGGCTGCGTGAACAGCGCCTTCAGGTCGGCGGTGCTGCTGTACGGCTGGTACCACACAACGGTGGCGGCCTGCATGTACTGCGTTCCGGCGATGGTCACGCCTGGCAGCAGGCGCGGCTCGCCCGTCGGGTGCGGCATGGCGAGCTGCTCAAGGTGGAACCACTCGTCGTAGACGTAGGTGATCGTGATACGCCACACCTCATTGTCGAGTGTCGCGGCGATGCCTTGGCACAGCACCGTACCGATCGGCCACCCGAGGAATGCGGCGTTGTTGCGCTTGTTGACGTAGGTGCTCAACCAAGTGTCCCACGCAGGGTCCGCGGCGACCGAGCCGGTGCCGGGCGATAGCGGAGTCCGATCGACAAGCGTCTCAATTTGGATCGTCTGCTGTTTGACCTTGCGGCTCCTCGGGTTGCCGTTGAGGTCGATTTTGGTTCCGGCGATGTCGGCGGTCGCGGGCCATGCTGCGGTGCCGTTGGCCGGGAGCGTCGCGTCGCGCCAAGCGGCGACCTGGCGGATGCCGCTGGTGCGCGTCTGCTTGACGTACGCAAGGCCCCACGGCGTGTCGTTGTATTCAAACTCGACCGAGGTGAACTCGGCCGTCACGTTCCAGACGTACGCAGCTTCCCGCGCTGGCGTGACGTTGACCGAGCGGCAGATGTATCCCTTGCTGAAGTCGTTACCCGTGCCGGACCAGAAGAACGACGGCAACCGCTGCTGCGGGCGAACCGGGAGGTTCGTGAGGATGTGCCCTTCGCCTGGGAACGGGTCGGACGAGTTGGCTGGCACCCACCGCAGGATGTACTGCAACGTCAGCCGCTGCTCGCCCCAACGGTCGGACACCGTGTGCGACCGGCTGTTGGCGACCTCGATGTTCGACCACGTTCCCATCAGGAGCCTCCGAGCTTTCGGTCGATGTTGTCGAGCGAGCGGGCCATGCGATCCATCGTCCCGGCTTGATCCGATAGACCCATTGCGCGGGTCGAGCCGCCGAAGCTGAAGCCCTCGCCCGTATAGAGAGTTCCAGCTCCAGCACTTTCAAATGGGGTAGCAACGACTGATGCCAAGCCAGACACAAAGTCTGCAACCATTTGTCCACCAGCCAAAGTTGGAACGGACGATCGCTCCTTGTCTGTGAACTTTTGCATTTCAATCAATGCTTGGTCGACAGTCTGTCCAAACATTGATTTTGTCGTTTCCCACAAGCTTGTCCACATGGCGGTCGCGGCGTTCATGTCGGGTGCCTGCTCGATGACGCGGGCGGCCCGCTCCTCGACGCGGAACTGCTGCTCCCGGGCCGAGGCGGCCGCGCCCGCGCCGAGCGCCTGCCCGACGGCGACGTCGGCCTGCAACTGCGCCGCCGTGAGCTGGCCCCGCGCAGCTGCGGCCTCCGGGCTGAACTTGAACGCCAGCTGGTTCAGCTCATCGACCCGGTTGTTGATTGCCGAGATGATGCCCTGGAGCGCCCCGAACGCCGTCTGGGCGACACCGAGCGCCGCCGTCATGCTCGTCGCGGTCGCCGTGCGACGGGCCGTCCGGTTGAGCTTGTCAAGCTCCTTGTTGGTCGCGGCGACACCCTTCACCACGCCCGAGGTGTCCATGGCGACCTGAATGGTCGACTTCATGCTCTTGTCAGCCATGGGAGCCCTTTAGCCAAGGGAACAGAGCATTCGGCCGCTTGCCGGTCAGGGCGCAGGCGATGACCACCAACGCATTCTCGATGCGCTCCTCGGTGGTCAGCTCCTGGGATGACAGGCCGACGGGCATGGTCATGCGTTGCTCGGGGCTTGCGATGCGCCAGAGCCTGCGCTCGGCGCGACCGTAGGGCGTGGCCGGTTGACCTCGGCGAGGAGCGCCGCGGCGAGGTCGGCCCGGATGGTGCCCGCTTCCTTGGGGTTGGTCAGGAACGGGGTGCCGTCGGTGCACTCGATGGTCGTGACCCACCAGTACGGGTTCGTCGCCGACGTCTGCGCTTCGGCGAGGGTCGGCTCGCGGAACACCAGCGGGCCGATCTCCTCGATGGTGACCGTGCGCCGCCGAGCGGTGAGCTGCTCAATCGGGATCGGCACTTACTGCTCCTCCCAAGAGAGTTCCCACAAGGCGAGGTCGGTCCCGTTGTCGTTGATCGACGCCGAGGTGATGTGGATGTTCATGGGGTTGGTGCCCGAGCCCCACTCGTCAAACGACTTGGTCCCCTGATCGACGTACTTCAGGGTCAGCGTCGCGCTCGCGCCGGTGGCGGCGGCGAGGTCATTCGGGAACAGGTGCGTCCGAAGGGTGTCATCGGTCGTGCTGTCCTGTCGCAGGAGCGTCAGAGTCCCCGAGCGCCGGATGCGGCCGGGGAGCCGCTTCTCCCGGTAATCGGCGAGCGTGGTGGCGTCAAACGACGCACGCTCGACGTTGAGGGTGAACGAACGCACCTGGACGGACGCCACGCCGCTAAAGGTGATGGTCCCGCCGAAGCCGGTGATGAGTGCCATGGTCAGATTCCTTGGAAGGTGAAGGTCATGGTGCAGACGCGCTCGTCGCCTTCGGAGCCGTCTGCCTGTGATTCAGTACGCATCGAGGTCGAGATCGCCGTGAGCACAAGCTTCGCGTAGGTCGCGCCCAGCGTGGTCGGGTTGTCCCAGTAGTCCACGATGTCATCGGCCACCTGGATCACGCCGAGCGCCGTGTCGCCGTAAATGTTGACCTCACAGGTCACGATCCACGACGGTGCCGGGTTGCCTGGCTGCGTGATCTGGCACTCGGCCCCGGTAAGCTCCCACACGACCGCGGGCGTCTGCGAGCCCGGCCGACGCATCCCGACGGCGACGTCGGCGGTCACGGCGTTGTCCATGTGCTGCTGGAGCGCCTTGGCGACCTTCTCAAGTGCCAGGACGCTCATGGCTTGCCGCCCTTCGAGAGCAGCTTCTTTGCCTCTGCAAGCGTCTCGCGAGCCATGGCGTCCATGACCTTTTGCAGATTCGCCCGCGCCCAGCGGTACGACCGGAACGCGCCGCGGATGGTCTTTGCTGACCCCTTGGCCGCGTCCATGGCTTTCCGCTTGGTCGAGGTGTAGTCGGCCAATTCCTTGAACTGCGACCGCGCTTCCGCATACATGGCGTACATGGCCGAGCTACGCGCTTGCTTGGCCTGCCTACTGTTTCCGGGGTTGGCTTTCCAGATTGCGTCGCGCTGCTCCTTCACGAACGCACGACGTGCGTCACGCTGTGAAGCAAGCGACTGCGGTGCAGACGCATAGAAGCTGCTTCCGCCCCCGAAATGCCGGAATCCCGATTCGAGGATGTGGTAGATGCGCTGGCGTCCCTTGGCCCGCGCTCCACCCTTCGCGCCGTATCGAATCCCAATTTGCGCCCGAAGCTGCGCCGATGGTCCCGCGCCCGTACGGCGAATGTCCATCTGCGTCGCCGATGCAATGGCTTGGCGGTGCGTCTTCTTGCCACGGTACATGGATGACTTCCAGAGCTTGGCAAGGTCTTTCACGAACGGCGCAAGCGCCCGACGCGCACCTGTCTTCCTTGCCCGTTCGTTCAGGCGTTCCGGCAGCTGGTTGAGGGTTGCCCTCAATTCCTTGCTTTCGAGCGTCATTTTGATGACCGGAACGCTCATAGCACCACCTCGACGGCGATGATTTCCATGTTCCGGCGACGCTGGTCGCGGTCGGTCGCGCCGCGGATGTTGAGGTAGCGGGTCGTGCCATTGTCGGACCAGAGCAACCGGCTGCGCGTCGAGATCGACGGGTGCCAGGGGCACAGGATTCGGTAGTTGCTCTGAATCGCCGGGCCGCCATCGTCCACGCTCTCGGCGGTGTCCAGCTGCTCGATGTGCATGGGGATTACGGCGACGTCGGACCATGTCTCGACGGCCTGCCCGAGATCGTCCACGGTCGTAGCAGGGTTCTGCAACGTCGCGACGAGCCGCATCATGCCGTGCGGGACGTGCGCCATCAGCCGATCCCCTTCCCCATCATGCTCGAAATGCGGTCCCAGTAGTCACTCGATAGGGCCACGGTGTCATCCCCGCGGCTCGCAACGTGTTGTGTTACGCGCTGTAACAGCGCCATTTCGAGGAGGGGATTGAGGGTATTGCTGCCAGCGGCTAGGGTCAAAGACAGCGGGTAGCTCAAATCATTGACGTCGAGGTCCGCGTATTGGAGGCCATTGATTTCGCGCAGATTGATGCTGATCAGCTGCGCGTTGTCGTTGGTCGTCGTGCAAACCGTGACCGGCTGCCGGGTGAGAAGTACCAGCTTCTCGGTGTTCGTCGGCTCGACGCCGACGTACTGCGTCCGTGTGACCGGATCGACCACCCAGCCGGTGCGCTCCTCAAGCTCGCGCACGGCAGCCTCCCAGGCGATCTGGATGGCCGGATCGTCCTCGGTGTGAGGGATGCGAGCCCAGGCGCGGAACTTGGCAAGGTCCAGGGGCATCGTGCTCCTTTAAGCAGGGGCGTCGGGGGTGCAGCCCGACGCCCCTGCCGATGGGAGGAGAAGAACCGTCAGGCGTTGGTGACCTGGAGCTGCACGAGCGACTTCACGCGGGTGAAGGCCGAGTTGGCGAACGCCATGCCCTGGAAGATGACGCGCGCCGAGCTGGCCGCGGTGATCTCATCGCGGATCATGCCGATGCCACCCCACTCGCGCACGGAGAACCCGTCGCGGATGTTGCCGAGGACCGCGATCACGTTCTTGCCGGTGGTTGCCGTCGCGACGTGCGCCGGGAGGTACTCGGTGACGTAGACCGGGAGGCCCATGAGCGTGAACGGAGCCGCGCCGACGAGCGCCGCGTCAGCCGACGGCACGAAGATCGGCACACCGTTGACCGTGATGCCCGCGATGGTCGCGTAGACGTCCTGCGGGAGAATCCACGCCGCCGAGCCCCAGTACGCAGCCGGGAGCTTCGAGTAGCGCATTTCGGACAGCTTCGCGACCGTTGCACCGGCCGTGATAGCCAAGGCGCGGGTCGTGCCCGTCGAGGTCGCCGTCGTGATATGCACGTTGGCGTTCACGGTGAAGATGCCCGTCGGCGCGTTGGTGCCCGAGCCGCCGACGTAGCCCCATTCGAGGTTCTTCGAGAGCTGGCGCTGGAGCGTGTCCATCACCTCGGCCTCGATGTCGAAATTGGCCTGCCGGATCAGCTGCTGGCTGACCTGGGTGAACGGGATGCACGGGACGGGCGCGATCGGCACCTCGGTGAAACCGGGGTCGATCGAGGTCCGCGCCGTGGTGGCCGTGTCAGGCTGCGTCCAGGCCGAGGTATAGCCAGCCGTCTCGAGGTTGTTGTAGCGCAGCGTCGGGTAGCCCTGGACGCCGGTGCGGATGTCCGCGAGGTTGCGGACCACCGTGTTCGCATCCAAGTACCGAAGTACGGAATCCTCGTAGAGCTTTGGAATCAGGATGCTGCTCGAAGCGGTCGAGATGATTTCGCGCTGTTCCGGCGCACGGCCGCCCTTCAGGTACCCGAGGAACTGCTCGCGGTACTCGGTCGAGGACCGCCATTCTTCGGCCTGCTCGCGCTTCTCCTTGCCGACCTTGGCCAGCACGGTGTGGCTGGCGAACTTCTCGCGCAGCTCGGCCGCGGACCGCTTCTGGTTGAGCTCCTTGAGCTCGTCCATCAGCTCGGTCGCACGGGCTTCCTGCTCGGCGTTGATCTCGTCGTTGGCGAGAATGCCGTTGACTTCCGATTCAATCGCCTTGCGGCGCTCAATGATTTCTGCCTGCTTCATAGCGTGATGCTCCGGTACCGCAGACGAAGCCGGGCAAGCGCCCGGCTGTAGGTGCGAGCTTCGGCGGCCGTCT